ACTCCAGGTGCAGAAAGAATTCACAACTTTCATAGAACAGGAACATTTGAAGAGATTCAGCCTGACGGGACAAAGGTACATAAAGTCGTTGGTGATGATTATGAAATTGTCATCAAAGATAAAAACTTGTTCATCAAAGGTGACTTTAATATAACAGTTGAAGGCGACTTGACTTTGAATGTCAAGGGTGATTATTATGAAGACATTACAGGCAATAAGTTTTCTACTGTCAGAGGAACAAGACATGAGAAAACACAGGGCAATCATGTAAGTGAAATACAGTCAGATTACAGCATGAATATCAACGGTAACAGAGGTGTTCGTGTTGGCAGTCAAGGCGGTTTGGGATTGGGCGGCGATAAACTTTCTGTTCTTGGTCGTCAAGACATACTTGTTGGGCAGAACCAAAATACACAAGTTGCAGGAAAAGTAATTCAGTCTGGGTTGTTAGGATTCAATATTACAAGTGAATTAGGCGCATATCGTGTATTTGCAATCAAAGATATGGACTTCGGCACTACAACGCTTGGTTCTATTAGTTTCTCTGCTGGAAACTTTAATGTTGGTGCTACTATTGCAACAACTATCAATGCTGGACTTGCATATACAATGAATTCTCTGGGGACGAATATACAGACATCTGTAGCCGCTACGAGTATAACATCTGCCGCATATTCCGTTACATCGGCTGCGGCGACTTATAGACATGCGGCAATGTCTATGACTAATGCAAGCACCAATATCACCGGCGGCGCTAACTTCACAGTCACTGCCGCGCTGATTACTTTGAACTAAGGGGATAATATGAGTTGCGGACCAGCAGAATTAGTAAAAAACTTATCAGCCAATATCGAACAGACGCTTGATATTGCAGACAAGGCACTTACCGTACTGCCTTTAAAAATTGCAACTATTCCTGGCTATGTGGAACTACAACTTCTTACTTCTCTCAACCAAAAAGTAAAGTTGATTAAGCAATTGTTAGAGAACCCACTTGCCGCTCTAGGGGGGCTTGTTCCAGGGTTGCCTGCTGACATGCAAAAATTCCTAAATGATTTTGGTGGAGTAGCGGCGGGTATCGCAGGCGCGGCAGTTTACCTAGACGATATGAAAGACAAGTATGGCGACTTGGATGTCGATATTGACAATATCGTAGGTGTTCTGAATGAAGTCGGTAACGATCTCGAATTGCTGTGTGAAATTGTACCAAACATACAAGACATTGGCGGCACCTTTGTTCTGAAAGGATTCCCGCTAAAACTACCTGAGATTAATGTTAAAAACATAATCAAAGAAGGCGAGTTTCCAGATATTATAGCAGACTTCAAAAATGCGGCATCAAGAGTAGATGTTGATCTAATATTAGATCCTGACAAACAAGGATTTACCGTAAGTGAGGCTCCAGGTGAAGCATTTAGAATGAATGGCAGACCAAGATTTGCTAGAAAAAGAAATCGGTTATTAGATGATTTATTAGGCGGCAATCCTTTTGGTGCTTTGCAAGATGGCTTTGGGGGTAATCCTCTAGGCGACTTGTTGGATCAAGTTGAAGGCGCAGTGGATAGCTTTTCTGGGGGCTTAGATACTATTGTAGACCAAGTGGTAGATACTGCTACTGATGCTATAGAAGATGCGTTACCAAATCCATTAGATACTTAAAGGACATATAAATAAACATATGGCTAATGTAACTAGAACTTATTCCGACATTGATATGAGCTTTACGCTCAATACTGTCACGGGAGACATTTACAAAAAGGTTGATGTAAATGCAGTAAAGCAGGCTATGAAGAACCTACTGCTTACTCCATATTACAGCAAGCCTTTTACTCCCAATTACGGGTCTCCTATAGCAGGTCTGCTATTTGAGCCTATGGATATGGGAACTGCAAGTGCTATTTCTATGCTGGTTGAAGAAGCTCTTAGTAACTTTGAACCAAGGGTCAGGGTAGATCAAGTCAGTGTTTATCCAAATTATAATGAGGATGAATACAAAATACAAATAGACTTTTATGTTAAGGGTGTGAGACAGCCCCAGGTCTTTAACACTAGTCTGAGGAGACTTAGGTAATGCCTAGTGTTGCAATCGCTCCCGGAACAGTAGTTGATACTGCAGGAGTAGGCGCCATTACTCCATCTAATGCAACTGTTCTTAGTGGAGGATCTCCAATATTATTGATAGGAGATGTGGTAGTTGCGCATAGCTCAGGTGCTATTACACACCCAGTAAATGCGGTATCAACTGGCTCAGTTACCGTGAGAATAAACGGCAAAGGGGTCGCATTTCAGGGATCAATCGCGGCATGCGGCGGACCTGTTACTACAACATTCAACCCAACAGTCCAAATTGGCGGCTAATAAATAAAATAAACGAGAGTAAAGATGGCAACTAAAAGACTCACAGAACTAGATTTTGAAGGTATTAGACGAAATCTAAGGCTTTATCTTCAAGACCAAGAGCAGTTTCAAGACTATGATTTTGAGGCGTCAGGGCTTTCGGTTCTCATTGACCTCTTAGCGTACAACACACACTATAATGCGATTCTCGCTCACATGACAGCGAATGAAGCATTTTTGGATTCAGCTACAAAAAGAAGCTCAGTTTCATCTATTGCAAAAACAATGGGATACACTGCTAGGTCTGCTAGAGCGGCTAGAGCAACAATTAACCTGACAGTAGTACCAGACCCAACTTACACTTCAAGTAGTTTCACTCTTCTTAGAAGCGCAGTATTTACCACCACGCTCAACGGCAAACGATTAAATTTTTACCCTTCAAAAGATTATTTTATTAATAAAAGTTTGCTCGCTGATGGAACTGAAGTTTTTTATTTTGAGAATGTTGTACTTGTAGAAGGTACTATTGTAAATAACTCAGAATTGGTTGAAGCTACAAACAGACAGGGCCCGGTGTTGATGGCTAACCCTGATGTTGATACCACTACAGTGAGGTGCAGAGTACAAACTTCTCTCACGGATATCAATGTAGTAACCTATAACTTCTCAGACACAATCATTGAAGCAGGAGCTACTTCTGAAATATTCTTTATTGAAGAAGCGTTAAATGGATTTTATCAAGTTGCATTTGGTGACGGTATTATTGGTAAGAAACTTGAAATTGGCAGTGTTGTTCGGTTGGATTACATTGCAACGAATGCCGAACTAGGTAACGGAGCAAAAGTATTTACTCCTCCTGCAAATCTTACTGGGGTAAACTCGACAGTTACACTTAATTTAGTGACCACTTCTTCGGGAGGCGCGGCACAGGAGTCAGTAGACAGCATTCGATACAGCGCACCTAGATTCAATGCGACAAAGAATAGAGCGGTTACCGCAAACGATTATAAAAGTCTTATTTTACAAAACAACCCAAATATAAAATCCGTAGCAGTATGGGGCGGAGAAAACAATAGCCCTCCCATATATGGCAAAGTGTTTGTTTCTCTTCAAGCGAGAGAAGGTTTGGTTGTTACTGAAGACGATAAAACGACAATACTCAGAGACTTCATTGCACCTAGACAGCCGGTTGCGATAACTACCGAATTCGTAGATCCTGAGTTTACCTATATAGGAATAATTGCATCCGTTGATTTTGATTCAAAAAGAACTAGACTTACTTCAGGTGAAATCGAAACTAGTGTATTGGGTGAGATCAACAGCTATTTTAACACTTCTTTGAATTCACTTGAAGCTAATTTTTATTATTCAAAATTAGCCGCTAATATTGTCAATACTTCTCCTTCTATTGTAGGCGTCAACTTATCACTACGATTACAGAAAAGAAACACCCCAACATTCAATAGAAGTTTGAAATACATTTTTGATTTTAATAACAAGATTAACCCCTATGCGGTAAGTAGTAATTTCTTTACTGTTAATATTAACAGTAAAACTTACAAAGTGGTGATGGCAGATGTGCCAGATGCAACGGTAATTGCACCCTCATACAGTGGCGCAGGTAAGATTATATTAAAGACCGCACAGGGCGGGGAAATCGTTAATCCTAACGCAGGAACTATAAACTACGATACCGGAAAAATCATTCTTACTGACTTAACAGTAGTTAATCTTTTATCCGCATCCTCTACATTGAATGTTTCGGCTACCCCTCATGAAACAGCAAAAGATATTAGAACTGAATTTTTATTGCCGGTGACAGAAATTGTCCCTGGTGCGGCGGCAGTTTTGGCCAAGCCGTCAAAAAATGTAATTCTTTCTCTAGACAAGACGACTGCAAACATACCAAACAATATTTTTGCAGGCGTTACGGTTACAGCAAATGCTAAGGTAAGTGATTCCTAATGGCTAGAACTGGTCCTAATTTTAGACGGTATATACAGTCTATTGAAATAACCAATCCAGGTAACGGGTATAGTAGCTCGGATCCCCCAACGGTTTATGTTTCTCCCCCTGACTCTACAGTCGATGTAACTCAGAATATACAGGCAGTAGTAAGTTTAGAGATTGCTAATAATGTTGTTGAATCAATATCCATCACAGAACCGGGTGATGGATATGCGACTATTCCTGATGTGAAACTTATTGGCTCACTTTCTTCGGTAAGTTTTGATTCTCAAGTAGATGAAAATAGAGACTCTGGGACATTTTTAAATGTTTCAGCAGTTGGTTCTTCTGGTGTAGGTAGTGGTGCTCTGTTTAGAATTGTAGTCAACAATGTTGGTGAAGTTACTGGTGCTACTGTAACTACGAAAGGAACTGGCTATGCTGAAGGCGATATAATCTATATTGCTGATACTGCGATTGGGGGAGATGGGTCTGCCAGAAATATAGAATTAGAAGTTACTTCAATTTCAGGCGGCGGCTCAGGTGCAATTTTTACACCTTCTATTGACTTTATCAATAGACCACAACAATATTTTCATCAAAACACTTCTTATATTACTGAATTTGAAATTCCAGAATGGGTTAGAATAGAGTATCCTAAGTATGCTGAATTCATTAAAGCGTACTTTTCTTTTATGGATGCAGATGATAGTTATACAGCATCTTTAGGTACATCTACTGCTTCTCCCAACTATGTGCTTCAGGAGTTGATTGACAGATTCAGTGTATCGCACTATCACGGAGATTTCTTAGAGTCTCTATTACAACAGTATGCGATTGATTTTCCTGAAGATAAACAGATGGATACTAGGTTTCTAATTAAAAGAATTAGAGATTTCTATTCGTCTAAAGGATCAAGCGAAAGCATTAAGACATTCTTTAGAATGGTGTATGGAGAAGAAGTAGATGTATTCAAGCCATATGAATATGTTTTAAGGCCTTCTGATGGTATTTGGAGTGAAGAAACCTCAATCAAAGTATACCAAAACATAGAAAGAACTGATGGTGAATTGTTTGATCCTCTTCAATTCAGGGGAAGAAAAGTAGATATCTATTATTATGATTCTACCGGTTCTATCACTGCAAGAGTTCCTATAAACACTTCGGTTTTAAGAGCGAAGAAAATTGCGTACACAAATCCTACAGCATTTGAGTTGACAATTGATGTCCCTGCAGGAACTGACATACCAGGGTACGGGGTTGAAGGAGATATATCTGCGGTTCTCGGAGGAAAGATTTCTTCAGTGACTAATATAGGAACTGCGGATCCCCTGCGTGTTGCAGACACTTACGACATTAATTCTGGGTTCACTACAAATGGTAACGGTGCTGGGGCAGAATTTACAGTTGTTGTAGACGGCGTAGGTGCTGCCAGCATAACAGTTGATACCGTTGGTGACGATTACGCTCCCGGTGAAACAATCACTATACCCGACAGTTTGTTAGGTTCCGGTGGTGCCGTAGACTTGACATTTGATGTTGATGATATAACGGAAGGCAAAATATACAGCGTAACAATCTTAAATGGCGGGCAAGGATACAGCGCAAACCCAGACATCGCAATTATTCCTGACAACAATGATAGGAATGGTATCAGTACACCGGCAGTTTTAGGCGCTAGGCTCACTGATGGTGTTATCACTGAGGTTGTTATAATTGAAGGGGGCGAGGGTTATAATAATCAACCGGCACTTCAACTAAGTACCAGTGCATATAGAACATATGTTGCAAACGAAAACACAATCGATAACATTAATAATAAATTAGCCTTCTTGACTAGAGTTTTGAATAGTGTCTCTGTTGTGAGCGACAGCGGTGCTGCCAATGGCGGATTCAAAGTCGGTAATACTTTTAAAGTATCGGAATCGGGCGACATATTAGGCGTATATGCCATTGATTATTTTGCTGAGGATTACACGCTAACGGGCATTGACAACAATGCATATGTCCGGGTAACTGCAATTTCATCTTCTGGCTATCCTACTAATTATGAAATCATTGCTACTGGTGTAGGTTTCCAAAGACCCGGATTTAATTTTACCATTACAAGTGATATAGGCGAAACTGCCATATTCACTTGCGCAACAGGTTTTGCACATACTTACCCAGGAAGATTTAAAGATTCTAGGGGATTCCTGTCTGATGCCAATAGACTACAAGATAATAAAATTTATCAATCATATTCTTATCAGGTAAGGTCTTCTTTATCTAAAGGAATCTGGGGAGAGTTGCTAACAAGAACAGCTAACCCTGCAGGCATGGTCGCTTTCTCTGACTTGCAAATTCTTCATAATGTAGATTTTGGCATTACATTTAATGTTGTTCCTGATTTGTTTGCGTTTAGAATTTTTGTCCCGCTGGATCCGGTAGAGGTTTCTGAATTAGTAGAATTGGGTTTCCATAAGCCTGCAATTACAGATTCGTTTTCTACGCAGGATGACGAAGCATTTCTTGAACCTGGACTAGTTAAAAATGAAAATCCAGATGCTGATGACACGGTATACCGATTTGATGTTACAACGCAAAAGTCTGAAAACCCAGACATTTCGGAAAATGTTGCAAAGGACTTTGAGAAGAATAATATCACCGATTCGGTAGATATGACTGAGTTGGTTTTGCTTGTCAAACTTATTCAGAGATTCCCAATAGATTCTACAGATGTTGCTGAAACAGTGCTTCTTGCATTGCAACTAAATAAAACAGACGATGTTGCAGTAGACGATGATCCCTCTTTAGAGCCACAGTTAGTAAAAACTGAAAGTGCGGTAACTGCTGATGCAGATACACTGACTATTGGTCTGAATAAAACTGAAACACCAGATATGAATGATTCTCCAGTTTTTCTTTTTGATGGCATAAAAGCAGACGATTATGAAGTATCTGACGCAGGCGTTATCTATATGCAGAACTATATCAATGGAGATTATTTTGCAGAAGATTATGTAGAAAGTTACCCTGGCGTATCTTCCACTACATTTTAACCATATAAATAAATACACAACCTTTTAGTACTAGGAGACTATAAACAAATGCTTAATCAATCTAAATTCAACGCCAAGGGACGAGTTAAATTACAACTTATTTCGCCTGAAGGCACAATTAAAAGTGAGCAAGTTGTATCTAACCTTGTTGTAGATACTGGACTTGATTTCATTTCTTCTCGCATGGCAGGAACTTCTGAGGCAGTAATGTCTCATATGGAAGTTGGTACAGATAACAGCGCACCGGGCGCCTCAGATACTACTCTCGGGACTGCAATTGCTGGATCCAGAGTTGGTTTGACTACAACGACGGTCACTGATAATGCTATTGAGTATGTCGGGGATTTCCCTGCAGGAACAGGAACAGGTGCTATTGTTGAAGCCGGGGTGTTCAATGCTGCCTCTTCTGGAACAATGCTTTGTCGTACTATTTTTTCTGTGGTAAACAAAGGATCAGATGATACACTAAAAATCACTTGGACCATTACTGTTTCTGACACCTAATAGTCTAATATAGGAGTTAGAACATGTCATTGCTAGTTAGAAGAACTGGTCGTCAACAGTTAGCTAGATCCTTTTATCGGGACATCTACAACGAAAACGACTTTTATTATATGTTTGTCTCTAGGGCTTACCCATGGGCAGATGACAACAATCCTGAGCTTCCTAGAGATTCTCAGTATTACTTGCAACAATATAAGCATGATATGCTTTTTGTTAAAAAGGTTGAAGCGGCTGATGCGGTTCTTTTAACTAATCGCTATGATTGGGAAACAAATACAACCTACGACCAATATGATGATGAGTATGCAACGGGTCACCCTGCATTTTCAGGGGTTACTAATCTAGCAGACGCAAAGTTTTTTGTTCTTACGGATGATTTTAATGTCTATAAGTGTTTAGACAATAACAACAATTCACCGAGTACAATTAAACCTACATCTACTGGAACTGACACATTTGAATTAGACGATGGATATGTTTGGAAGTTTTTGTTTCAGGTTGGTTCGGCTGACAGAACAAAGTTTTTGTCTCAGAATTATATTCCTGTAAGAAAGGTGGCTGGAGCGGGTCAACCCGAGTTTGATGTCAATGGAGAAATAGCATCTATTTCAGTTACTACTGGGGGGTCTGGGTATACTACTGCCACTGTGATTATTCAGGGTGACGGCACAGGAGCTACTGCAACCGCTAACATTGTTGGTGGAGCTATTGATTCAATTACAGTAGATACTGCGGGAAGAGGATATACCTTTGCGTTTGTTACTATTAACGGTGATGGAACATTAGCCACTGCTGAAGCAGAGTTGGGAACTACTGAAACTCCTACTCTTCAACAGGCGGTTGAATCAACTGCGATATCGGGCACAGTCGATAGAATAGTAATTACTGAGGGCGGACAAGACTACATCAACAATGATGTTGTTGTGGTCATAACTGGTGACGGTGCAGGCGCAACGGCAAGTGCTACGGTAAATGCCGCTGGTGCTATTACTGCAATTGTAATGACTTCTCCGGGTTCTGGATACACATTTGCACATGTAGGATTAGATCAAGCAACAGGCAACGGCACAGGAGCAATTCTGCGTCCTATTGTCAGCCCATATGAAGGGCATGGGGGAAATCCTCCCAAAGAATTATTTGCTACTAATGTCGGAATCACTGCTACATTTACAAGTACTGACGCCGATATTATAATCGGAAATGAATTCAGGCAAATTGGTCTCATTAAAAACCTACAAAATTTTGCTGAGACTGCTATTTACAATGCCTCTATAGGCACCCCTTGCCATGTAGTTACTGTATCTAATCCAGAAGATTATAGTTTAGACGATATTATCACAGTCGATTCAGGCGGTAGATTTAGAGTCATTCAAAAAATAGATTCTGATAATGATGGAACAATCGATACGGTTTACTTACAGGAAGTATATCCTGGAATATCAGTTAGCTCTTCTTTGAATAATTTGAATACCGGTGTTACCGGAATGAGTATAAATAGTTTGACAGATCCGGAAATCTCAAATCATACAGGCGATGTTATGTACATAGACAACAGAAAGCCCATCACTAGAGATGCCGACCAAGTAGAAACTGTTAAAATAATTTTAAATTTTTAGGACACCCAAAAGATGGCATTGAACTTAAACACAGGTCCTTACTACGATGACTTTGATTCGGCAAAGAATTTCAACAGAATTCTTTTCAAGCCGGGCTATGCTGTACAAGCAAGAGAGCTTACACAGCTACAGACAATTTTACAGAATCAAATTGCTAGATTTGGCGAGCATATATTTGTTGATGGTGCTCCGGTTCTAGGCTGCAAAGATGTATTACAAAACTACGATTTTGTCAAGATTAACGATGTCGATAACCTTGGATCTGCTATCTCAAATGACGATTTAGCAACATATGTTGGAGATACAGTAACAGGCGGAACATCGGGTAATGTCGCAGTAATCGCAAAAGTGAAGTCTGGTCAAGACACCGAAACAATCGCTAAAAAAACCGTGTACATTCAATATACTTCGGGTGATAATTCAGATACGGATTCTAAATTTGTCGCAGGTGAAGTGTTAACAGTAACCAGCACAGTTTCAGGGCGAAATGGAAACACTTTTGTTGTTGATTCTAATACTAGCATTGAAAGAAATAAGCATTATCGAGGACAGTCGATTGACTATTCTGTACAAGAAGGGCTTATTTATTTTAAAGGCAAATTTGTAGAACATTCTACACAGTCAATACAGGTAGCTCCTTTTGGTTCACCGGTAACAAAATATGTCGGTGTTCTAGTAAAAGAAGACATTGTAACTTCTGATGATGATTCTACGCTGTTAGACCCGGCAACAGGGACATTTAATTTCAATGCGCCGGGAGCTGACAGATATAAAGTTTATACCGAGCTTGTAACAAGAGACCCAGCAACCGATACGATTGAAGATAATTTTGTAAGTTTGTTTAAAGTAGTCGATGGTAAGAAGTCTACATCCGTTATCGATGAAGACCTTAAAATCTATGGGTTGATTGGAGACAGACTTGCAGAAAGAACATATCTTGAAAGTGGTCATTATTCTATCAAAAATTATAAAGTAGAGGTTAGAGAGCACCTACTTGATATAGATGATGACAATGGAGGATTGGTCGAAGGAGGCTCATCACAGCACATTGCAGTTGGAGTTTCTGATGGTAAGGCAGTTATACGGGGCAGAGTTAATGAGGTTTATGCTCCAAACTATTTCCCAGTAAGAAAAGGTAATGACACAAGATTACAAGAAAGTATCACAACCTCGACCGTATACGGAAACTATGTTCGTGTAAATAACATGGCAGGTGAGTGGGATATCAATACTTCAGGTCTTGTAAATTTCGGGACTGCGCCTCTTAATGCAAACATGAGCAATACAGGAATTCTTTCTGTCACTGCGATTTCAGCGGCAGAGTCTCTGCGGTTAGAAGGCATTTATCTTATCAATGCAGGAGACTATACTACAGAAGCGTCTGGTTCAGATGCTAGATTTATAGTAAGAGTCTCGGCAGCAGGTGCCGCTTCAGTAGAGATAATTGAGGGCGGCACCGGATTTATCGTGAATGAAACAATCACGATTCCTGATGCAAGACTTGGAAACGGTGGTGCACCCAACCTTACTTTTGATGCGGCAACTCTAGGCACAAGTAGATCAAGCACATTTGGAGCAGTCGCTCCCCCAGCAAGTCTTATTGGTACTGCAAGAGTCAGGCATGTAGCGAAAGAAAGTGGGACGCCCGGCGACCCTGAAGCAGTGTACAGACTGTATTTGTATGATATTAAAATGTCTGGCGGTGCGCTAAGAGATGTGCGCTCAGTATATTTTGATTCTGCCACTACTAACTTTAATGGTGCCGGTGATGTTTTGTTTGACAACAATGCAGGCTCTCCCCTGATTTTCAATCAGAAAAGAAATGTGATGGTCTTCCAGATGCCAGTAAAGGCAATGAAGAGTATTGCAGTTGATCCGATCAACACATATGATAACACATTCACATTTCAAAAAGAAATTGATGCTACATTTACTACTACAGGAACATCTACCATCAGTGTAAGCGGAACGCAATCATTCCCTTACTCCACGACTCCCTCTCAATCTCAGTTGGATGATGAGTTTATTATGGTCTTTAAAGAGGCCGTAACTATTGATGGTACTGCTTATGCCGCAGGTGAGATATTTGATATTCAAGAGTCTCACATCGTAACTGCTGGGCCTGCTTCTATTCAGTTTGATATTGGTACATCATTATCAAACACTGCTGATGCAAAACTTTATGTTAAAGTAAAACAAACCGACACTACTCCGGTACCTTTGTCTGCGCTTAAAAGTAGATTTGTAAAAATTGACACGGCTACTAATAGTGAGGGAGCTTCTGGTCCCTGGAATCTTGGTATTTGTAATACATATAAAATTGAAGGCGTATTTGTCGGCGATGCATATAGCGATACAACTACAAACTTTTCAGAACAGTTTGAATTTTTTAACGGACAAACCGATAACTATTATGGTCACTCAAAACTAATTAAAAATAATACATCGGTAGATACTACAAATAAAAAGATTCTGGTTAAACTAAGTTATTTGGATCCTAACTATGCAGGAAGCCAATCTACATATTTTGCAGTAGATTCTTATCCAGCAGATGAATTAACTGCGGTCAATCCAAATTTTTACACATATGAAATCCCTATTCATCAGGCTGCAGGTAAATATAATGTTGATCTTAGGGATGCAATCGACTTTAGACCGTACATAGAAAATACTGCAAGCGATGCAACTACTATAGGAACTGCCTCAGAAAACCCATCTTCTGATTTCAACTTGCGATCAGTGAGCGGCGGCTATCAGTTTCCTATGCCAAGAGAAACTTATAGCACAGACGGAGAGTATTGGTTAGGTAGAGTTGATAGAATCGTTATTGATGAAAATGGACTCCTTAGTAATGTAGAAGGCCAACCAAAAGCAACTCCAGTACCGCCCATTTACAACCCAGGAGTTATGCTGATTTCGGATCTTTACATACCTCCTTATCCTTCTATTCCATATGATTTGGCTAGAAGATATAAAAGACTAGATTTAGCTGTTCGTACTGATGTAAAGCAAAACAGACGATACACTATGCAAGATATTGCGTCTATCGAAAAACGAATCGGAAGACTTGAGTATTATTCTTCTTTGAACTTTATTCAGTCATCTACTGCTGATAAAACAATCCCCGATGCAAACGGATTGGATAGATTTAAAAATGGCTTCTTCGTTGATACATTCACAAATCATGACTTGATGAATGTCAATGACATAGATTTGAACTTTGGTATCGATGATAGGCTACACGAAGGCGGCCCTATTATTAAGGAAGATCACACTGATCTAGAATATAATTCTGTTCTTTCTTCCAACACTGCAATCTCTGGCAATTTAATCACGCTACCATATACTACTCAAGTATTTAGCTCAAATTTGGTTGCGTCAAAGCCAAGAAATTGTATTGGAGAGCTTCTATTTAATTACACTGGTGATATGAGGGTTTGGCCTACATCTGACACAAACAGAGATCCTGATTCTTCCCCTACACCTAACAATATAGTGCTTCAAGGCTCGGCAAACGCACTTACAAATGCGTTTAACAATTTAGGCAATGCAGGCGTAACCAATTCTGTAGTTTCTATGGGTGGGTCAACCGACCAAACTACTACATCTACCGCAACATCTACATCTTCAGCAACATTTGTTGACACTGGTGGATTTGAAGCGACTGTGGTAGAGGCGGATCCTAACGACACTAACTCAGCAGGAGAACCACTAGGGGACACTGTAATCCAGACAGCGGATGTAGTACAAACCGCTACAACTACAACTACAACCACATCCGAATTAACCGTTAGCAGTTCTACTCTAACACAGACAAATTCGGTGTTGAGTGTAAACACAAACAACAATTTTAGTGATTACCAGGAAGGCTCTTTCACGGCAGTAACTGATGTACAGTTTAGTAACTTTTTAAGACAGCGACAAATATTTGTTGAGGCTACTAGATTGAAGCCAAACACCAGATACTATTTGTTCTTTGATGGCGTTTCTGATGCATTTAGAGTGAGAGGGAGTACTAATTTCTCTACTACTGCTAGAATTCGGCAAATTGGACTAAGTTGGTTTGATGGTCTTAGTGCTACTCAGAAATTGGCAAGCTATGGTACATCGAGTTTGCCTGGTTCTGGTTCTTGGAATAATGGATATGTAACTTCTGATTCTACGGGCAGACTTGTACTTCAACTGAAGATACCTCCAAATAGATACCGAGTAGGCAATAAAATTCTTATTATATCAGATGATATTAAGAACAGACAAGGATTTGTTACTTCATCATGTGCTGGACAATACTCTTCTTTTGTCAACTCTACTCTAGAGTCTAGTACACTAAATCTATCTACACAAGTACCTAATATAACAATGGGGTATGTGTCGGCAGGAACTACAACTATTGGAACAGTGACAACCGGGGTTAGCCTGAGTTTGTCATCTGAATCTTCGACTGAACAGACATCGACTAATATCAATGAGCAGTTTGAAATAATTCCTGGAGCTGAACCGGATCCTGCAGACCCGCCCCCAGATCCTGTAGATCCACCGGCGACTGTGGTGCCGCCAGAAGTCACTGAAACCCCGTTACCAGAGATCGTATTTGAATGGGAAGGGTTTGACATGGGCCTATTTGGTAGCTTTGGCATAGACCCAATTGCGCAAACATTTTTTGTCAATAACGGACATGGAATCTTCTTAAAAGAACTTGATGTTTATTTCAGAACAAAGTCGAGCACCAACTCTATCACGATGCAGATTCGAGAAGTTGTCAACGGATACCCAGGATCGCTGGTCATTCCATATGGAAACAAAAACTTACTTCCAAGTCAAGTAAATATTTCTGAGGATGCATCTACGGCTACTACTTTTTCTTTTGATGAACCAATCTACTTGGCTCCCAACAAAGAATTTTGTTTTGTGTTGCTGCCTCAAGGAAATGATCCAGACTATAATATTTGGGTATCTGAATTGGGTCAAAATAAACTAGGAACTACTGAAAGAATACAGGCAGAAGATTCTTCTACAGGTGTGCTGTTTGTTTCTTCTAATAACCGTTCTTGGAACGCTATACAAGCGGAAGATATCAAGTACAGTCTCAAGAGATGTAAGTTTTCTCCTATTGCAGGTAAAGCAGTATTTAACAATGAAGACTATGACTATTTAAAACTTACTGATTTTACAAATGGATTTTTCGCAAACACAGATAGCTTACATGCGTTTGATATTACGCTAACTAATGGCGGTTCCGGATATGCGTTAAATGATGTAATTACTTTAGCATCATTTGGCTCAGGCACCGGCGCAACTCTAACAGTCACTGCCGAGACTTCCGGTGTAGTCACTGCTTTTTCTATAGGAGAAATGGGAAGTAGTTATGCGGAAGGAGATTATTCTCCTATTGCACAATCATCTACTACTGGCGTTGGCTCTGGATTAACAGTTGATATCACTGTCAAAACTGGCAGTGTTGTTGAGTTTAGAAATAAGACTACTGCATGTAAGGCGTATGTGGATGCTAACAGCACATTTGCAGTAGGAGATGTTCTTGGAACAGGATCTACACAAGCTACAATCACTGCAATTGAGAATAGATCGTTTAACAGACTGTTCCATAATTTCACTGATATGTTACCGTCTCAAAATTCTACTATAACATATGAAGTGTTTGGAACTAAACCATCCGGTGTCGCTATACCCGGCAATATTGGACTGCCTATAGGAAGAGCAACCCAAGAATTTACAAAAGAAGAATATGCTATATACTCTAAATCAAATGAATCACTCTCTTTATCTGGAGCTAAATCCTTTAAAGTTGAAGCAGTATTGAGAACACCAAGTGATCTTGTCAGTCCGGTAATTGATATTTCTAGAGCAGGGTTTGATTTATTTGTAAATGATATAAATAATGTTTCTACAAATGAAGAGAGTAGAAACGGCGGTGATGCTACTTGCAGATACATTTCTCGAATTGTACAGCTTACAAGAGACAATTTAGCTGAAGATTTGAGAGTTTACATGGATCAACGAGTACCCAATGATGCAAGCGTTGAAGTGTATGCTAAGTTTAGAGCCGCAGAAGATGATGGTCAATTTAGAGATGATCTCTATTGGGTCAAACTAGAAACAAACAATCTTTCTGCACTACCCCCAGGAAGGTTTGTTGAGATTGAATATAAGGTTCCACTTAGAAATAGCAATCTTGTTGGTCTTGGCGGAGATGCTCAAGATACACTTGAATATATAACTGATAGGGTGAGTAGTACTTCTATCACGGCAGGCGGCTCAGGATACACTTCGGCGCCAACTGTTATATTCTCTGGTGGAGGTGCATGGAAGCAAGCGACTGGCATCGCTCAGATTTCGGCAGGCGCAGTTGTGGGAATCACAATTACTGATCCGGGTCGAGGTTATACTAGTGCCCCTACTATCGCATTCAGCGGTGGTGGCGGAACTGGGGCTACTGCTACTGCAACTACTAGCACCATTACATTTACTAGATATAAGGACTTTGCAATTAAAGTTGTTCTGAAAGCAGGAAATACTTCTGAAGTACCTGCGATCAAGAACCTCAGAGCGATTGCAATGCAGGCATAAATATGAGTACGAATACTAAATTCAGAGAAGTGGGGTCAGGAGTTTTTATCAATATGGATAAAGAAGGGCTTACTCAATATAAAGCAAGAAAAAAACAAGATTCTAAGGTTGATGAAATTACTTCTGATATAAATAGTTTGAAATCAGAGCTATCTGAAATAAAAGAAGCACTTAAAATTTTAATAGAAAAAAACTAGGATAAAATAAATGGCAACTTTAACCACTAGAGCAGGTAAAGGTAGTCCACTTACTAATACAGAGGTGGACACAAACTTTACCAACTTAAATTCTGATAAGTATGAAGCTGGTGATGATATTTCTGTTGCCGCATTGACCTTTTCAGGCGAGCTTGTTGCCGGTTTGGATGGTTCTGTAACTGCGGCGGGAACTACACAAGGCACGGCAACTGCACTCACAAAAACTTATAACATTGTTCAGACGGCGACTTCTAACCAAGGGGTTGTTCTTCCTGATGCAAGCACTGGAATCAAGATTACTGTATATAATTCGACCGCGGTCAATATTAAAGTATATCCTGCTTCAAGTGAAAGCATCGACGGAGGCTCTCTTGATGCGCCTGTAGTTGTAAGACCAGACAATGTAATAGACTTGATTGCTACTTCTGCAACAAGCTGGCAGTCGCTTCTTCCCGATCTTGATGACTTGAATGTTACAACGGTCACCACTTCCGGGGATGTTACAATTGGCGGACACACACAGTTTGGTGTGACTGCGGCAATTGGTACAGCAGGATCAGATCAAGGCACGGCAACTGCACTGGTTGAAACTCTCAGTGTTATTACTACTAATGCGGCAAGCACTCAGGGAGTAAAACTTCCTACTGCGGTTTCAGGTAGAACAGTGACGGTATTTAATGCTACTGCTACAGACTGCAAACTATACCCGAACTCTTCAGATAGTATTAATGGCGGCTCTGCAAATGCATCTATTACTCTGCCGGCAAACACATCTTATACATTATCATGCAAAGATTCCACAGACTGGAGAGTACACAGACCACTAGCAGTATACGACTCTAGCGGTACACTAGTAAACTAAAAGGTGACAAGTTAAATGGCTGGCCCACTAAAGATAAAAACAGACGATATTACTGCGAGCAATATTCAGGGCTTGCAGGAACTGACTGTTGCCGAAATTAAAAATTATACGGCAAACATCATCACGACTGAGTACGCAAGTGCATCTGGTACTGCATCACTTCAAGTAACTTCTGGCGCTCTTTCTGCTGGGTTCACTAGCATTGGCACATTTACCAACAGGGTAAGAAGCGAAGAAGTTGGAGATCACCCAGCCGCCGGAACAACAACATCTACTACTTACACTTTTGGTGAAGCAACTGGGGTAGCGAGTGATACTAAAACCGCAGTTCCTCTTAGATTAGATGGTAACAACAAAGTTGAGCCAGCAACGGATGCTGAGATTGACACCGAAATCTTGGATGAAGTCATTGAAGCAATGATACAAGACGATGCCAATACTGCTGGTCAATATTGGTTAGCGGCAACGGCTCCTGCAGGGGGTACATGGGTTAATCGTGGTCAAGTTGATGATACTCAAACTGACGGAACTACTGTAACAAAGTATCTTTGGCAAAAAACTGCGGCAACTACAGTGCCTGGCTCTTCTACAAACAGAACTCTTGTAAAAGATGGTGGAATAAACATCAAAGAGTTTTCTGACAGTGAACTACAGTCTCTTACAAATAGATTTAGAAATAGAATTGTCGCAACAAATATTGGTCGATATGAAGTAGTAGCTTCTGCTCCGGGTACGGGTACTTGGCAACAAAAGGGTGAGACTCTTACTGACCAATTAAAAACAGTTGCAGATCAAGCATATGCTGGAGCTTATACCGGGACATATGCAGGAACATATAGCACTGCATTTGCCGGAAACTACACCGGGTATTATGCAGGCTTCTTTACTGGAAATTATACTGGTTATTACACCGGGTTCTACAGTGGTGCGTATGCAGGAACATATACTCTGTTCTATGGTGGTTCTATTGGAGGATATTTCACTGGATATTACACTGGGGCGTATTCTGGGGCTTATGCCGGAACATATACAGGATCTTACAGCACTAACTTTGCGGGCACATACACTGGGTATTATACAGGCAACTTCACCGGCAACTACACAGGGTATTACACCGGGTTCTACACTGGTGCAACGATTCAGGCTACTTCTTCAACTCAGGAATCTAAAAAGCTGTTTTTGAGAATCGCATAAATATATTTGTTATTATTAATTTGTGGAGTTTGTTATGGAACAAGAAAAATATAGAAATCCTATTTGGCAGGATAAAAACAATAGGCACATTGTGTGTGAAATTCTTCAAGGAAATGGAGAATATGCAGTGTGTCATGTTGTCGCCGGACCTGAAGAAGACGGCGGGGAGAATGCAGATTATAATGCGCTTGTGGAGATTTATGGGATTGAAGGCTTAGACGAGAAAACGCAAAAGCATAAAGAATGGCAACTGCGTCAGGCTGATAGAAAAAAAGAACACGAAGAGCAAAAGTTTCAGC